AGTTTCCAATTCATTAATCCTGACAAAGGCAGTCGCAAACGATTCTGTTGTCCTCTTGTCGATGGCCGCGCGACATCTCTCTGGGACCGGGCCGGAAGAATTCTCTTCTTTTTCATATTTATCTAAATCTTCTTCAAGTTGAATGAGTTTTGTGCCGAACAGATTAAGCCAGTAATCCTTAATTGCAGAAACATTAAGGCCTGTCGTTAACGATGTAATTCTTTCTTCGTTTACTTGACCGGCCCGGCGTAGATAACTCTTTGCCTGTATTGTTCCCAGGGTTGGGTGACCGAGTGCCGTGGCCATTTTGACATACAGCTCACCCATGAAACTTAACTCACTGGTTATACTCTTGGCATGCTCGGTTAGCTTGTTTCTTTTTTCCCATGCTGCTTCGCGTACTGTTCCAAACACATCTTTGTCAACTATCTTAACCATTTTACCGGAAGACTTATGCCGTAAAACAACACCCTCGATCCAGCCCCCATCTTCGACCAACGGGCCAAAACTACTGCCCCTGCTTCTTACAAAATGATTTAATAGATGTTCTTTAATAACAGCTTTTAAACCACTAACTTTAATATCGATTTCGTGCTTTTCTTCTTTAACGATTTCCTTAGTTATCTTCCAGTCGGATGGTTCGCACCATTCGGGTCGCTTGTTAAGTGGTAGTGATTCAATGACACGCACTGGCTGCTCGGAAATGCCCGAAGGTGATCTTAAATATTTTGTTAGTGCAAATACCGAATGCTTTATAGTCTCGGTGATACTGTTGCTATCAAATGCAATTTTTGGTACACGAGTAAACTTCCACTGCGACGAGTCTTCACTTAGATGTATAGATCGACCATCTTTGGTAATCGGGGCCATTAACTTTACCAGATGGGAAGTCTGACATAGTGCCCTATCTAATTTATCGATGTTTGCCGTACCTTCAGTGACTCGAAGGAATATCATGTAGCTTTGATCTGGTGAGTAAGGAACAACATTTGGAAGTTCTCCAAATAGTGCCTCGGCTTCGACCTGGTCGCCAATTCTGAGGCCAGCCGATTTTAATTCCGGTAATACAGATTCGAGCAGCATGTGGGCGGACCGCATATAAGTTGTTGGAAAACTTATATCATAGTCCTCGACTGCATATATTCGTTTTCCGCCCTTTGTCTCTCTTGAGGTATAGAATCCGTATTCGTCTAAACCAAAGAGCAACTGAGCACCATCAACTTTTTCTGTTATCTCGTAATCAGAAAGATTCTTTAGCGTGTCATAAAACTTATCTACACTTAAATCCTCTATATGCGTAATACCACGAGAAATCTCGTTTACAATCATTTTTTTGTGCGACCTAATGTTTCTTTATCTATTTGTCTTAGTAATTCAATTCTATCGGATCTTTCTTCGGCAATAATCTCCGTAAACACTCTTCGAATATCTTCTACAACAATTTTTTCTTTGTATAAGACTGATTCTTTAAACCCGTATTCTTTTTCTAAGAAGGAAATAAGTTCTGTCTGAATGCCGTTTTTAATTGCATAATTTGCAATCTTCTGTATGGTTTCACTTGCAACAGGATCATTATGCTCACCGTCGTCTTGCTTACCAAACACCAAGGAATAGACCTTTTTAATCTCTTTATCACCAAACCCTTGACTTTTTAGTATAGCAGTAATATCTGCTGTGTCATCCGGATATGGGTTTGGACTATGATTTTTCCACGCACTTTGTAGGTCAGACAACTCTATCTTATCTTTTCTGAGACCTTTAAATACTTTACCTAATCCGGTTGGGGTATTTCTAAGTCCAGCAGCTTTTTTAAAGATATCCTTTGTGTCAGCCGTGTTTAGCTGCGATTCGTGTAATTTAGACATCTTTGAGTGCCCTCCACAGTGCACGGCGTTGGCTGGCCACCATGGTATCTCTTATCAGTCGAACTATCTTATTTAAATCTTGTTGCTTTTTATCATTGTCGGCTTGCTGCGGCTGTTGACCTTGTTGTGATTTCCTGTTTTGCGACTGTGCGGATTGGGATGAGGATGGCGAAACTAGTTTATTAAAAACTGCCTCAACTTCATCTTCGCTCATTTTATATTCTGCATCATCCCTGATGGCCTCGTTGACGTCTCTGTAAGGAATGTCTGTGGCGCCATCTTTACTAAATTTTCTCTTTGGAGGTTGCTTTGCAGGACCCTGCAGTCGAGGTTGTGCTGGCCTATTTCCAATCTGCTTGGTGGTAGGTTCTTCTTTCTCGCCCGGTTTCTCTAGTCCTGCATCTGGGTTAACTTTTTTTGCTAATGCACTTTGTATTGCTGCTGCAATTTGCTCTTTAGTAAAATCTGTTGATAATTCCAGAAACTGGTATAGCACCGCTAATGTCACCGGCTTCTTATAGTTTAGTTTACCTGTCTCTGGGTCGGACTGCAAACTCACCATTTGCATATTCTTTAAATACTGTATCCATGCCCGGGTTAATTCTCTATTATCCATGGGACTCGTCGGCTCCGTCGAAGCCAGTTTTAATCCTCTTTACCATTCGGGTAAAACGGTTTGGATCGGCTCCCCTAATACTCGATACAAATCGTTTCTTAAGTGCTTCGGCGTCGTCGGGTGAAAATGATGCGTCGATTGATTCTAATAGATTTATGGCCGAGGTTATAATATGCTGAGCACGAGCCTCAATCAGGTCTTCCTTACTCTTTTGCGGGACATAAGAGCTAATTTCCTCTAGAATAGATCTGCTTCTGCGATTAATAGGCAATTTGTTGTCTCCGATTACGTTGAACTATTTATCAGTAAATTAGATATTTTTATCTTTTCTTTAAAAACCCACGTAAAGCTGTAGCAGCCTCGATGGGATTTACTTTCCTTGTTTCGCTAATCTCACCAGTATTTACATCAAGTTTTTCTCCAGCCCGTATAACGCTCCTCTTCTTCAACTGCTCATAAATATTCTTCGATGTTGCTACAATTGCACTGTCCTCGTCTTCCTCAAGGTCGGTGATACGCAGACTTTTGTTGTTGAATGCAAGATCTACCTTGGATCCGACGCCGCTACTCGATCGAGTTTTCATAAATTGGATCTGATAGCGGCCGCCTTCCTTCATTGCCGCACTTGTAAAGATGCCAATAACGTTATCGGCGGTGTTTACTTTAGAGATGCCGCCTGCAATGTGACTTGGGTCAAATTCAATTTGTTCATAAGAACCGCGGTTTAACTGCGAAGCTGAAACAGTAACTGTTTGCAATTCTACCGCCAAGTTGCGTAACTCCTCGGTTACATATTTGTCCTTAACAAACAAATTCTCTGCCGAAATTTTCTTACTCATCGGCATCATCAGATCTAAATAATCAACCAGGATTGCGTCAACTTTTCTACCAGAGTGTATCTCATATTCTTTAACATAGGCACGAATATCATTTGATGTACAACCGTTTGGCAACTGCTTAACTCTTAAAGAGCCACCGCTTTTTTGTTGCGATGCACGAACTTTCATATGAACATCGTCGATGTTACGCATGACTTCTCGGGTTTCGTAACCTGTATGCATAGCGTCAATACGCATAGCACATAATTTTTCACTCAACTCTAACGAAAGATATACTACATTCAATCCAGCTAATGCCCAATTTACTGCTAGATTTTGTAAGAATAGAGATTTACCTGCACCCGATTGTCCGGCAAAGATAGTTATTTCTCCCTTGTTAAGCCCGCCGTAAAGTTTCTCGTCAACAGTTTTCCAGCCTGTTGAACATTGGCCTTTACCTTCTCTGATAGCTTCAAGTCTTTCTTTAGGGTTAGCATAGTAGTCTGTACCGAGATCTTTAACAAGTGCAATCTGTACCGCAGCCTTAATTGATGTTTCGACTTCACCATATCTGCCCTCGTCTAGCAAGTTAGGTGATGCCAGAATTGCATCTCTCAGCGCCTTATGTCTGCAGAATTTTTCAAACTCTCTAAGAAACCATTCGTCGTGCTTTTCCGCCTCGAGTTCCATTAGCGGTATAGTTTTCTTTGTTATTGCTTTAATTTGTTCCAATGACGGAATGCTGGAAAAATCGACACTATATCCTTCAATGAATGCAACTGTATCTTTATTTTGTTTGTTGTCAAAATAATCAGATTTTAAAATACCCTTGCATCGTACAAATAAATCGGGCTTACTGACCATAAAGCTGATGAATAAATCCTCTATTTCTGTACTGTAATCCGTAATCTCGCTTGTGTTTTCTTCATTCATATGTTTTTATCTTATTCCTCTCGTTCTGATCAAGCGACCATGCAACATCAATTTTTGTTGAACCCACTACTGCCGACGAGATTATCGATTGCACAGTTAGCAATCTTCCGTATCTTCTTGCCGATGCTGCTGCATCTTTGGCAGTCATTCTCCATCGCGGAAATGATACTGCCCAATTGTTTTCTATAGCTATATTAACTAGGTCACGACCCTTCTTATCCGAATCCGGGCATACAATAACGTCTTTTTGTAATCGATTAATAATATCGATCTTCGATTGACCTGCTTCGCCTAAAATACTTATTCCATCTGTTACCCAAGCATCGAGCACGCCTTCGGTAACAATGACGTATTTACGTAACCATCCCTGTTGATGGTCGAGATTATAGACAAAGTCCGGTGGGCACTGCTGGTAGTATTTTGGTATTTCTTTTCTGTCGGTGTCGTAGCACAGTCTTGATGTAAATCCTACTGTCTTATTTTTATAGTAATACGGTATAATTAACCGCTGATTTATGTTGTGTAATGTCGATGGAGACCAATAGAACTTATCTATATCAAACAAACGACGGTCGACAGCATAATTAACAACTTTTAGGAAATTTGGATCATCTAGCCCGTATTCCAGCCAATCGGCTAGTGATAAAGAATCAGGTGGTAAATCCATAGAATGCCACCTTTGGAACAGCGCTCTAAATTTACTTTCCGGATCTATAACTTTTTCTTCGTCACCTTCTCTTACAGCATGTATTTGATTTTTTTGTTTAAATACTTCAAATTCAATCTGTTCAATAAATTTGTCTGATATGTTAAGTTGCTTTAAAAAGAATTTAAAGGTCTTTGATAATTCTTTTCCCTCGGAGTATCCAGCAGAAAATCCGCAATTAAAGCAATTCATTGCAATCGATTGCGGATTAAATTGTATGCCAAATCTGTGCCGTGTATCCCTGTTGTGTCCTTGGGTGTGACACAGCATGCAATTTCTTTTATGCCATCCCTTCGGGGCCGGCTTTAGTGGACCAATGTTTTGTAAAATAGCATCTTTGAGAACGTCAATAATCATACTGACATTATAACAGAAAAGTTAACGAAAATCAAATTGCCAGTTATTCACAGTTCCACTTGTCTAATGCTAACTTTTTACGTGTTGGCTCACCATTGTCCTTCTTCATAGGTCCTTCCATTCCTCCCATCCTCGCACAGAAAGATTTTCGTCTTTTAGCATCTTTGCTATCTGGGTCAAGCTTTGAGGGTGGTGTAGTAACTGCTTTCTTTAATTTAGATCCGGGATTTTCTTTGCGATAGGAAGCAATACCTTTATCGTTTAGACCACCGTTTTTATTCTTACCTTCTTTCTTTTTCCATGCTGCGGTTTCTTGAAGAGTATCACCGACTGGCATTACTTCATATCTAAAATATTGTTTTGCACCGTGTCGGTTTAATAAATTTGACCGGGCATTGGCGACTTCCTGTGCTTGCTCAATAGTGTCAAAGTATATAGTTTCGCCGGATTTATCCTTTAGGGGTAAAGGGCGCCCAGGTGGCTGACTGTTATCGACAATTGTGTACTGTAGATAAAACTTTCCAGCATTTTCTAAAAATTCAAACAATCTCATATTAAGTCCTTACAATTAATTTTTCCATTACGCCGGGATCTAAAACAGCAGTCGAAGGGAAGTAACGAAATTTTAACCACATAAAATTTGCTGCAAATGTCCAAGCCTGGGTGCCAGTGTACCCAATAAATTCTATATCGACTGACATACTCGATGGGTATATCTTAAACCACCGAGTGTCGTTTAAGTACGCATCTGGTGTTTCCTCAAGGGTGCCCCAAATCTCTAACACCCCTGTAAAGTTCTTTGTGTAAGTAGAGAAAGAATGTACTGATTCTTTATGGTTTAACACTCTTCCGCCGG